ATGGAAGAATGTGCTTCTTTTCCCAATGGTGAACATGATGACTTGGCAGATTCGATGACACAGGCTATACTAAGATTTAGACAAGGTGGTTTTATTACAACGCCCACCGATTATGACGACGACGATGAGTATGCTTATAACAAACGTAAAGAGTATTATTAAAGGAGAATAAAATGCCAAATGTTGGAGGAAAGAAGTTTCCATATACGCCAGAAGGTATGATGGCTGCAAAGAAATCTGCTGTCGGTATGCGTGGTGGTGGGTCACCAGAAGGAGCAGCTGAAAGCCAAATGATTCTGAAGCTCATACAAAAGATGGCACAGGAAGAAGCTGAAACAGGTGCTGTTAAAAGAGGAAACATGGTAGCTGCAATGGAAGCTGATGAATCTGGTATGTCTGATCGTGACATGGATTTAATTAATCAAGCTTTAGGCAGAGGCGTTACAAAGTCTGTTAGGCCACAAGCTAGACCTCAAGGCATGATGTATGGTGGTGAGGCTAAGAAGGGCAAAGTTCAAAAGTATCGTGGCGGCGGCTGTGTTATGGCAGGTCGTGGAATGAAAAAAACTAAAATGAGCTAGGAGTAAGATAATGAAAGAACATGATGGAATGGTTAAAACACCCAAGACGCCTACAGATGGCAACAGTCAAAACAAAATGGGTGTAATGACTCAATCTTATGAGAAAATGAAAAAGGCTCCAATGACAGGCGGAACTGGTGCGGGTAAAGCTCGTGGTGGTGGAGCTGCTTTGCGTGGAACCAGATTTTCTGGCGTAAAATAATACTTGAAAAGGATTTTTAATGTTTCAAGTTTCGAGGTTGGGGTGGGATAAAATAACTATGATTGGTTACCTCCCTACAGTCATAGTTGGCAGATGTAATTCCATCTCAACACCTATACAGGAGATCTAAATGGCTATTGAAAACGATGTAGGACCAGGTGGTATTCCTCAAATACCTATGATCCCAGGACAACAAGTTCCTGTTGAAATGACTGAGATGCCTGTTGAACCAGGTGTTTTTGAATTTAATGATGGAAGTGCTGTTATTGGTGATTATGAAAACCCAGAAGAGATAGCCCCAGAAATACCATTTGACGGTAACTTAGCTGAAGTTATGGAAGAAAGCGCTCTTGGAAGAGTTTCTTCAGATCTTGTTGGATCTATTTTAGATGACTTATCCTCAAGGCAAGACTGGGAAGATACTTACAAAAAAGGTATTGAATTTTTAGGGATGCAAACAGAAGACAGAACAGAGCCTTTTGAGGGGGCTTCTGGTGTAATACATCCATTATTAGCCGAGTCAGTTACACAGTTTCAAGCGCAAGCTTACCGTGAATTGCTTCCAGCTTCAGGTCCAGTTCGAGCGCAAGTTATTGGAGCGCAAAGCGAAATACTTGTTAAGCAAGCAGAGCGCGTTAAAGATTACATGAATTACATGATTACTTACGAAATGGAAGAATATGATCCTGAGTTAGATCAGATGCTTTTTTATCTTCCTGTTATTGGCTCTACATTTAAAAAAGTTTACTTTGACCCGTTAAAACAACGTGCAGTAAGTAAGTTTATTCATGCTGAAGATCTTATTGTTCCTTATGGAGCGACTGATCTAGCGTCTTCTCCTCGTATTACACATAGAATATCTATGGATTCAAATGAGGTTAGAAAACTACAGTTAGCTGGATTCTACAGCGATATTGATATACCTGAAGATGGTTATGGTGATTCAGATTCAGATGAAGTTACTGAATCAATTGATGACGTTCAAGGCGTACACCCTTCTAACGCATCTCGTGACTTAACTTTATACGAAGTTCATACGTCTTTAGACCTAGAGGGTTTTGAAGATGTTGGTATGGATCAAGAACAGACTGGATTGAAACTTCCTTACATCGTAACGATCCTTGAGGATAATAATGAGATATTAAGCATTAGACGTAATTATGATGAAATAGAGCCTATGAAGCGTCAGAAACAATATTTCGTTCATTATAAGTTTTTACCTGGCCTTGGCTTTTATGGCCTTGGCTTAACACATATGATTGGCGGCCTAGCTCAAGCTTCTACTTCTATTCTTCGTCAGCTTATTGATGCTGGTACATTAGCTAATTTACCAGCAGGTTTTAAAGCGCGTGGCGCTCGTATTAGAAACGATGACGAGCCGTTACAGCCAGGAGAGTTTAGAGACATTGATGTTGTGGGCGGAGACCTTCGTGGTTCTCTTATGCCATTGCCGTTTAAAGAACCTTCAGGAACCCTTTACAATCTTTTAGGTACTCTTGTTGATGCTGGTCGTAGATTCGCTTCTATGGCTGATTTAAAAATTGGTGAGATGGGTGGTGAAACACCTGTTGGCACAACAATGGCTATTATGGAACGCGGCACAAAAGTTATGTCTGCAATCCATAAAAGATTGCACTACTCACAAAAGATTGAATTTAAATTACTAGCTAAAATATTTGGTGAGGGCTTGCAGCCTTATCCTTACGCTCCTTCTATGGAAGTAGGCCCAGAAATTAAAGCACAAGATTTTGATAGACGTGTAGATGTTTTACCAGCAAGTGATCCTAATATATTTTCTATGTCACAAAGAATTGCATTGGCTCAAAGTGAATTGCAGTTAGTGCAATCAAATCCAGAAATACATGGTGGTCCACAAGGTTTATATCAAGCGTATAGAAAAATGTATGAAGCTTTAGGAGTTACCAATATTGAGGCAATACTACCACCACCGCCTCCACCACCACCACCTATTAACGCTGCAAAAGAAAATCAGAATGCTCTTATGGGGCAACCATTACAAGCTTTTCCAGAGCAAGACCATCAGGCACATATAGAAACACATTTAGCTGTGATGTCCACTTCTGCGGTTCAGATGAATCAAAATGCAATTATAACTCTGCAAGGGCATATACAAGAACACATTGGTCTTATGTCAGAGGCGCAAGCTCAAACACAAGTTATGCAAGGAATTCCACCTGAGATACAGCAAGATCCACAGCAAATGGAAATGATGATGCAACAAATCAAACCACAAATTGATAAGATTGCAGCACAAATTATTGCAGATACCACAGAGCAATTAGCTCAAGCCGTAACTCCGCCACCTCAAGAAGATCCTTTGGTGGCAATCAGGCAACAAGAATTGCAAATAAAAGCAAGTGATTTGCAACGTAAAGAGTCTGAGTTTGATGCAAGGCAAGAGTTAGAGAAAGAAAAAGAACGTAATGATACTCTTATTGCCCAACAGCGCATTGATGTTTCAGAAGAAGCGTTGAAGGATAAAACTAGAATTGCAGAAGATCGCATTCAAACCCAAAGAGACATTGCTGAATTTAATGCTAAACAAAAAGGAATGAATTAATGGGTTCTGTAAGAGATAAAATTATTGCACAAATAAGAGCAGCAAAAAGAGGTGTTGAAAATGCCGTTGAAAAAGGGGTCGAGTCAGCAAACGATACAATCCAACGTGTCCAAGTTAATATCGGAGGGGTATCCTCAGAAGCAAGCAGTAGCGATAGCGTTAAGTCAAAGCAAGAAGTTAAAAAAGAAAACATCAAGCCCAAAGCGAAAAGCAAACTCAAAGCTAAAAAAAGTACAAAAAAAAGCACAGGGCGGAGCAATAAAAAAGTTTAGCTCAATATCAAGACCCCAGAGATTTCAACGTAATTTGTAATTTTGTGGTAATATGACTTGTATTTCCCTAAAGTTCCTATATTTTGTCTTTAGGAGGTACTATGGAAGCTATAAGTTTAGCAGACTATCTACTAAAAAGTATTCGTGAGCGCGATGGTAGATTGAAAAATAAGCTTGCGGACAATTCGATTAAATCTTTTGAAGAATATCGGTACGTTGTAGGCGAAGTACGCGGAATGGCCTACGTTGAAGACGAAATTAAAACCGCGATGAAAGGTATAGAACTTGACGATGACTACTAAAAAATTATTCGTCCCGGAACACGTTGCAAGAGCAGCGGTAAAAGACAAAGGACCCTCTTCAGAATTACCAAAGGCTTTAGAAACAGCATTTGGTAAAAAAAAAGAAGAAGAAGAAAACAAAAATGAAAATGATCCATCTAACTTAGAACCATCAGCATTGGAAAGACTTCCACAGCCTACTGGTTATAGAATTTTGATCATTCCTTACTATCCTAGCGAAAAAACAAAAGGCGGAATTATCGTTCCTGACTCAGTTAGAGAAAGGGAAAGTTTTGCAACAGTATCTGCTTACGTTGTTAAATTAGGACCTGACGCATATAAAGATCCCCAAAAGTTCCCAAGTGGTTCTTGGTGTTCTGAAAAGTCATGGGTTCTTATAGGAAGATATAGTGGAAATAGGTTCAAAGTGGACGGACTTGAGGTTCGTATCATAAATGACGATAATATTATTGCAACAATACTTGACCCTACAGACATTTCGTATGTATAAAGAACAGGAGAGCAGGGAAAATGATTATGAATGAAGATGTTCGTGAAGACGAAATTGAAGAAGATGGATCTTCTATTGTTGAAATAGAAGAAGAAACAAGCTCAGATGAGATTGAAGTATCTTCTACAGAAAAAAAAGAAACCCGAACAAATGTTCGTGAAAATTCTAAATCTTCAGAAGGAGATGAGGAACTATCTTCTTTTACTGATGGCGTTCAACGCCGAATAAATCAATTAACAGCTAAACGTAAGCAAGCTTCAGAAGAAGCTCAGGCCGCTTATCAATACGCCCAACAAAAAGAATTAGAAAACCAAAAGTTAAAACAAAGGTTGGGGCAATTAGATAAAGGCTATATGAGCGAGTATGAAGGACGTGTCGTTTCTCAAGAAACTCAAGTAAAACGTGCTTATGCAGACGCACATGAGTCTGGTGACGTTGAGAAAATGGCAGAAGCTCAATCTGCTATTTCTCAGATAGCAATTGAAAAAGAAAGATTGAGAATTCAAAAAGCGCGTGCTGCTACAAATCAGCAAGCGGCTCAAATACAACAGCAGCAACGACAGGCTCAAGCACAACAACCTCAACAAGCACCTGTTAATCAAGCACAAGAAGATCCAAAACTTAAACAATGGTTGTCTAAAAATGAGTGGTTTGGAAAAGATCGTGTTATGACTCGTGCTGCTCAAGCAATACATGAACAATTAGTTTTAGAAGAAGCATTTGATCCGTCAAGCCAAGAATATTATTCTGAAATTGACAAAAGATTGCGTGTGGAAATTCCAAATAAATTTACAAAGGATGATAAGAAGAACGCTCAAGTTATCACTCCTTCGTCTGGAAACGGACGGTCATTAAAAAGTGGGCGGAAAAAATCGGTTGAATTAACACCGGGTCAAGTCGCATTTGCTAAGAAAATGAGGATTCCTCTTCATTTATATGCAAAAGAAGTGGCTGAATTAGAAAATCGGAGAGATTAAATGGTAGACAGGACATCACGTGAAACAACAACGCGGGAGAGCGTACAACGCCCTCAAACATGGCGACCAGGTTCAGCATTGCAAGCTCCGGAGGCTCCTATTGGATTTAAACATAGGTGGATACGCGAATCCGTAATGGAATTCGACGATAAGACTAACGTTCATAAAAAACGGCAAGAAGGATGGGAACTCGTTCGTGCAGAGGAATACCCAGATTATGTAGGACCAATAGTAGATGAGGGAAGAAACGCTGGCATTATTGGTGTCGGTGGCCTTGTTCTCGCAAAGATCCCCGTCGAATTGGCAGAGCAGCGGAACAGACATTATCAAGGTGTCTCACAAAATCAAATGGACGCAGTAGACCGTGATTGGATGCGTGAAAACAATCCAGCCATGCCTAAACTAAATCCACAACGTAAATCCTCTGTAAGCTTCGGCTCAGTCCGAAATACAGCAAAGAACTCTGAAGGAGAGTAAAAATGGCAAATCAAGACGCTGCCTTTGGTTTACGTCCAATTGGTCGAATAGGGGGAACCCCGTTCACTGGAGGACAAAACCGATACAGAATCGCCAATAACTATGGTACATCTATTTTTCAAGGTGACATGGTTGCACAAGTTACTGGAGGCGGTGTAGAAATACATGCTGACGGTGGAACTGTACCTATTGTTGGTGTTTTTAACGG